ATCCATTTTCTATCAATACACATTCAAATTTACATAATTCAAAATTGATGTTGTTTATTTTTAACATAGTAAATTCTCCTTTCATCTATTAATATATATAGTTAATATGATAAAAAAATAAATATCTAAATAGGTAGTACTATTTCTAAATTCAAACTATATTTTTCCAAATTTCTCTATATTTTAGTATATTGATTAAAACCATGATCTATTCCTTTATATGCAATCGCAATAACATTATGTGAGTGGATCGAGTCTTCGTGGCAACACTTAACAATCCAATCTTCTATGTTATCAATACTATTCAATTTGTGTATCGCTCGTCTAATAATATCTTCAACAAAAAATGTATTCTTTGATGCTGTTATCGCAATTTTTTGTTCATCCATTCTTCTTATAATTGGATACATTTTATTAACAACAATGTCTTCAAATTTACTAATTAAATGATTAAAACATTCAGTTTTTTTATTATGTAAAAATAAATTAAGTTTAGATCTCTGTGAATGTGGTATACCACCATTGTTTATAGATAGTGATTGACTACATGGGCATGATGAAAAATAAGGTATTTCCAAACCTTGATATATATTTAACGTATTATCATCTCCCAATAAACTAAACTTATAGAAACATTTATAGAATTGTGGAAAAATATTATCACTCACTGGCGAACTTATATTTTTCTTATATTCAAAATCAAATTTTATATTTGATATTTTCCAATATTTATCATCCCTTGATATTTTATGAAAATCTTTTAATAATTTTAAAACATCATCAGGAATAATCATAGGCTTATCAATATATTCTTTTAAATATATCATAAATTCAGATAATGACGCGGCTCTAATAAAACTACTGAGATTGACTCCAGCAGTCACTGTTGTCAAAACCTTGAAAGAATTTTGATTATCAATAAACAGTATTGGCATCTTAATTTTTTGAATACCCATAAAATCAATCGCTTCTTTTATTTCAGGTTCTGTATTTTCTTGAATGTCTGGTAATATATCCATTTATCCCTCCAATTTAATACTTAATCTTCGACACTTTCTAAAGGACATTCATCTGGAATTTCTGGCCATCCACTTCCATTTGTTTTTGAACTAAATTTAGCTCTTATTTCTCCATCACCGGCCACACGTTCAACTTTACTTCCAGGATATTTACAATCATAACCTGATTCACCACCTAAAATATACCACGGTTCATACTGACAAAAGGGACATGATTTACATGCCCCTTCAACTTCAATAATAATTCTTTTTTTCATTTTATTCAACAATAGGCAAAGGACAAGTTTCCAGAATTTTAGGCCATCCTATCATTATTTGGATGACTGATAGTCCATCTGTCTGCAATTGATACAGATAAATATCCAAAAGAAACTCCTCCAATATTTGGATGAAAACACTCATATGTTGGATCTTGAGGATGATCAACAGGATCTTGAGAATGATCAACAAATCGGCAATAAGGACAGCCTTGGCAGGTATCCTTAATTATCACTTCAATTTTTCTTTTCATAATTATTCCTTATTTATTCCTATTACCGTTAGGTATGAATTTAATAAACGAACACTTTCAGAAATGTCATCAGAATCATCAAATTGATTGTTTTTCAATTTATTTCCAGAATCAATGGTATCATACATCCATCTATTTTTGGCTTCAATACAATCTGATTTCGTGGTCATAGATTCATGTAAATTAATCATTCCATCATGACCAATCATACATGCAACTTCCATCTCGCCTAAGCGTTGTCCACCTTGATTTCTTTTTCCAGATGTGGGTTGAAGTGTCTTTTTCGTATATGATCCGATTCCTCTAGCCGCCAATTTTTCTTCGGCTATATGTGCCATTCTGAAGAAGTACATATATCCACAAGCCACTTCATTTACAAGATAATCACCTTTACCACCACCAACACATGGATCAAATAATTTATATCGAAATGGGGTCTCTGTATATTCTAATGCTTTTAAACATTTTTTCATTGTGATAGATTCAAAAGGTGCTTGAACTAATGTTAAATTATCAATAAATTCTTCTGTGATTTCAATTGGTCCTATTTGTTCAGTGAACTGTCGTATATACCATTTGTCTATAGTGTTATCAATTATTTTTATATAATTTAATAAATACTTCTTTATTTTTCTTTGTGGAAATTTATTTTTTATTAATAATTTAATATTTCTTTTTAAATCATTTAAAGACATTGACAAATGTAATTCGTACAATTGACCAATATTCATTCTACTAATAATTCCTAATGGATTAATTATTATATCCAGTGGTTTTCCATTTGGAAGTCGAGGCATTTTATCTTCACCAAGAATGTATGATATAACACCTTTATTACCGTGTCTATTTCCAATTTTATCCCCAATTTCAATTTTGCGAAAATAGTATCCAACCAAATGAACATATATTCCTTCTAATTGTTCACCTTTCATTTTATATTTTCCGTCTGAATCAAAACTACTTAGGTGATCCTTGATAAATTTAGTTGCTTCTTTTTTTGGAAGAGTTCGATTAATAATATCTTTGATCTTATCTTCTTTTTTTCTTTGATTATCTGTTTTTCTTCTAATCCAATCTTTGTATTCTTCTGGTACTCTTTTATCATCAGCAAAATCATTAACATATATATTACATTCCAAAATTCTTATTCTTTTGTTGCATATTAATTTTTCTTCTTCTTCGAATATAGTATTAAAATCATCTTTCGTAGGAACTTTCTTTAATTTAGCATATGGTTCTCCAATTTCAATCCAATCATCACGTCTAGGTAAAGGTCGGTATTTTCGCTTTAATTTCCTAATATTTCCATCTTTATCTTCTTCTCTATATGGAGTTATAATAACATAGTCAGAATCATCACCTTCATAATCTTTATCATTTTCTACAACAACATTCTGTTCACATAAATTCATTAATATTTTATTTGTAGGAATAAAAAATGATAAATCTTTAAAGTGAACAGACGATAACACCTCTTCATTTACTAGTCGTTCAGATATAACGATACCATCTTCGTAATTATAACCGTAATATACAGTTACACCTGTTAATAAATTTTGACCTATATTGATTGTTCCATCATTGACAAATAAAGATTCAGCTAAAATATCGTCTTTTTTGAATCTTTCTCCTTCTTTAATTGTGTGGTGCATCATATCCATATTATCAACATATATTCGCCGAGTTCCAGCGTTCAAAAATTCAATTTTTTCACTATCATATTTTATAATTAAAATATCATCATCCATATCTTCATACAAAACAATACCGTCTTCTTTTGCAGTCAACGAAAATGGTGTATGTTTTGTATATAAATTTTCACATCCAGATTGAACCATCGGTAATTCTGGATTTTTCAACAGTATAGCCTGCCTCATTTGAGATGAAGCCATCTGTAATCGTGTCTGATCGTCATGCTCCATAAATGGAACCATTGATACTGGAATTGAAACAGGTTGATTCTCACAAATTTTGTCTGTAAATTGAAGTTTGTCATCTATATCTGAATTTGGAAGTAAATTTTCAACAACTCCACAGTTATCTCGATCAGGAGTATCAACAACACATATTCGACCAAACATTGACTCATGTATATCACGAAGATATTCTGGAACATTATTACGACTAAATCCACCTGGGCCTAACAAAGAAATTCTTGACAATTCAGTTAAACTCCCGACTGGATTTATCGAAAAGTCAAATTGTACAATATCTGATACATTACAATTTTGTATAATTTCAGCCTTATTTACATTGAATTTAGGCTGTTTGATATTCCTTGTTGAAATGCACAAGTTGAATATTGATCTGAATATTGGACCAAGAATAAGATATTCAAAACATCTAATTCTTTTATAACGAAAATCTGCATCATCAAATGGTCCATTTTTTATTGCCCAAAGAATCTCTTCTACCACCGATTCTTTTTTCATAAAGTATTGTGTCATGACATCAACTTTAGGTATTATATCCAAAGTATACATTACTTCTTCGCCTTTATTTTTTATATTATACTTTGTAAAGTATTCACCTAATATTTTTAAATATCCATCTTGATCCAAATTACGATCAAAATAATATTTTATCTCACCCAATAATCTTCCATACATATCTGGTATATCTTCATAATGATTAATATCAAAAATTTCATCAATCCTATCTTTATAATAACACATTAATATCAATGAAAAAGGAATTCTTTTTCCCATTATACTTGTAGTTATTTTAGGAAATATATTATTTTTTTCGTATAAAACAGTTGTACAAACATTAGATCTAAATTTAACAATTAAACTATTTTCTATCTTCTTATTTTCTTTCACAGTGATTGGTAAATCAATTAATTGAAAATGTGGGATTTTCTTTTTTCCATTAACAAAAATAAAATTATCTTCAATCAATTCCGGTATAGTCATTGAGAGATCAATTTTTGAATCGTTTTTTAATAATATAATTTCTAATTTTTTACGTAGTGTTTTTGATAATTCTTCAATGTGAAATCGCAAATCAACAATACCAAATTTCTCAATTTCATAACCTAATTCTCTCGCTGGATTTAGTGCTTTATCGATATTCTCAATTAACTGATTATATTCATTAATTCTGATTGTAAATATATTTTTATTTTCGTTTAGTTCAAAATTCGGATTTATTATATTCATATTATCCTTTCAATCATTTCCTATAGTTTTTTTCCAAGTAAAATACTATCCAATATTCCACGATACTTACCCTTGTCCATTAATCCTTTTATAATATGACGTTTTGGATCTGAAAAACCTAATCCTAAAATCCAACTTTCGTAACTGGGTACCTTTTGTATAGAATAGTATTCTGGATTGATCTGATCTCGATTTTCCAGCAATCTCCATTTTGTAGACTTAACCCACATTAACTGAGATACAATCGATTCTATATGTATGTGATGAATTTTTCCATTGATGTTATATATTTTAAATAATTCGTCTATAATTTGATTATAATTTTTATTTTCAAAATGATGAAATATTTTTGAGGCAATTGAAAGATCAGCAATTATATCATCCTGTTTCATATCATCACCTTGTTTATTACCCTTAATACTAGCAACACCTGAAGTGTGAAATGTTCGTAAAATCAATTGTGTGGATCTTTCACCTAATGATTGTGCAGATATTATTCCAACAAATTTTGTATTTAATAATTTCCATAAGTTTCCATAACACATATGACAAATATTATAACTTTTGCAGAAAATTGGACTTCTCAATTTTATTGTTTTTCCGACTAATTCGTGATAATTATTTTTTGTGATTTCAACAAGACTATTTTGATTATTAAGATAATATCGAAACACAAGCATTTCTGCTTTCCTCAAACCATCAACATAAACTTTTAAATAATCTGTCGTTCCACAATCACCTAAAGTAAGATCTTTTTGTAAATTGGCACAAGTAAATATTAATTTTCTAGAAAGATATCCAGAATCACCTGTATTTATTGCCACATCTAAAAGACCTTTTCTACACCCATAAGTCGATATAAAAAATTCTCTGGGACTCAATCCATCAATTAAACTAGATTTTACAGGTGTTGAAATAATATCTCCTCTAAAATTTGAAATAAATCCTCTAGATAAAACAATCTGGCGAACTTGATCCCAACTACCACGACTACCAGAATCAATCATGTAAGCATACCCAAAATTTTGTCTTAAATATTCCTCAGTTTCTTTAGAAGATATCTTACTTAATTGATTTATTATTTTTCCTGTATATATTTCTTTCTTGAACCTGTCATCTTTTAATTGACATTGATCAAGAGACATTGTTGATCCAAACAAACTAGCATATTCAAATCCAATATGTTTTACTTTATCCAAAACATTTACAATTATTTGTTCATCATAATTGTCTTTAATATCAGTAAGAATTTTTAATATTTCTTTTTTAGTCACAGTATAATTAATTACTGGATAATCAATTGGTAAACACTTATTGAATTCCAATCGTCCCTCTGTTATCATTTCACCTTTATATTTAACCATATCTTGTAATTTAGGAAATTGATTTGATGTTAATGTATAAATACCTAAAATTATATCTTGACTTGGTGTTGTCGTCAATTCAGCATTTGCGGGATTACTCAAATTTTTTGTAACAAGAAATTTATTTAATATTTCATCATGTGATTTTTTAGATATTGGTACATACACAGCCATCTGATCACCATCAAAATCTGCGTTGAAACAAGGACACACTAATGGATGGATTTTAATTACATTACTGTGTTTGTACATCCACTTATATGGTTCATTTGGATTACCAGTTTTGATATAATTTCCATTTTTGTCCTTTATATAATTTACAGATGCTTCAAGTTTTATTTTAAATCCTAACATTCCAAGTCTGTGTAAAGATGGTTGTCTATTTAAAATACAAACTTGTTGATTCTTTTTTAACATAGCACGACAGAAATCAAATAAATTATACGATTTTTCCAATATACATTCATCAATATATTTTATAGCCAGATTAAGAAATTTATAGTGGCCAGAATCAATTAATGCCTTGGCTATGTAAATTTTAAATAATTCAAGAAACATAAAATATGGTAATTTACATTCATCTAGATTTAAAGTAGGATCAGGGACAATTACCGCTCTTCCAGAAAAATCAATACGCTTTCCGAGGATGTGTCCACGAATTAGTCCATCTTTTTTTGATAATGAATTTAATATATAATCGTACAACTCGTTTACAACTCTTTGAATTTGTTTATAATAATCATAGTAAATTTTCTTGCTGGTTTTAATATCAACACAAGTACCAAGCATTTTTTCTTTTTTAATTAATAATTTTCTATATTTTCTATTTATTTTATCTACAATGTGACTATGATCACTTTTCCGATCAATTGTTTTTGAAGCTGGTCTTAAATCAGCAGGCAAAACAATTACTTCTTTAATCATTAATTTGTCTATATTTTCTTGAACAAAACGCCATTTATCAGTATTTATATTTTGTTTTGATGTGCCATCTATTAATTCAAATATAGCTTCATCATATTCAAAAGATTCAGCGCCATCTGGAATATCATCTTGACTAAAAACTATGGAATATTTATTATCTTTTTTACATAATATACTTTTTTCATTTGACATTAATTCATTTAATTTACTTTTAGGTCCACCTATATTAACAATTAAATCATAGAATATTGGATTCACTACAGTAAGCGGTAATTTTATTTTTGCAAATCTTTTTCTTCTTTCACCCGAATTTATTATTTCTACATCGCATTCTTTACATATTTCACCAGTTTTAGATTGTCCGTAAAAATTTCCACACTGACAAGTATAATTCTTTACAGGACCAAAAATCTGCTCTGAAAATAATCCGTTTTTAGTGAAGCGACCTTTATTATTAACAATTCTTGACGATTCGATTTCTTTCAGATTTTGACAAAATTCTTTGATATTTAAAAGTTTTGACATTAACACTCCTTAATCAATAATGTGAATATTGAAGTTTCTTATTTTGTTAATAAATTCATATGTTTTTGTTATAAAAGAATTATCTTTTTTTTGTTGGTTTTTGTGATATTCAATAGAATCGTATTTTTCATATTTTATATAATGCCATGGTGAAAAATAAGGATGATTTAGATTGTATGTACCTATAATTACTTCAATTTCCTTTATTAATTTTTTTGAAATATATCTATTTTTTATATACTCTGGTAAACAAAAGATATCATTTACTGGATCAGCATTTGGATGATCTGCATCGATTCGGAGTTCAATGATTCTACCATTATTATCTAAAAATATTTTATACGAATTAATAATGTGATCATCATCTATTTCGATTATCGAATATAAATTGTTCTGGTAAATTAAACGGTCTGGAACTAATGATGTTATGGCTTTGTATATTTTATTTGACATGAAGCCAACTTCTTCCTAATTTTATATCTGAGATTGTTATCTGACTAACATCAAATTTTTCTCCGATTTCTTTTTGAGTTAATGTCCCTTCATCTAAATCAATTCTAATTCGAATAACATCTTGATTTGATAATTTATGATTACCAGATTTTTCACCAGCTCGTTTTTTTCCATACATTGGATTATTTTCACCTTTATTGTGTAATCTCAAATGTTCTTCATTTGTCATCATTTGAAAATTATCTAAAAAATTATTCTTTGTATTATCTTTATGATGAACTACATACCCTTTTGGAATTTTTCCTATGTGATTTTCATACATTAAAACATGAATTCCTTTAGTTTTATGTTTTTCTCCATTTTTACATAAATTAACACGTAAATATCCATCTTTATCTTTATTTGGTGGTAATATTATTTCTTTTCCACACTTAAAACTTTTAATTCTACCTAAATTACTTACATAATAATCACTATATCCATCAATGATTTTCCAAATCTCTCCATCTAAATCTTTCAAATCTAGATTTTCATATATTTCCAATTTAATTAACTCCTTATTTTTCAAATGGTTAAGCAGAACCAAATTCTGGTATTAATTCAACATGACAACTATTTTTTTCAATAGACATAGACAAAATATAGTAATACTGATTTTGCGTATAAACAGTATTTGTCATCTGATTCATTACAGAAATAATATCATTTGGATTCGAATTTTTTGGAATTCTTCTTATAACTGGAGAAAAATGTTTTTCCCCTAAAGTTACCAATACATCCTTATGTTTATTTTCTTGTATAATTTCGTCAATATTTTCTTCAAGATTTAATAATTTTTTAGATACATCACTGTTGATTACCATATGCCTATTTTCGTTTTTATGTTTTATATCGTTTGATATTTTATTTAAATAATCAAGATCAAACTCTTTAATTATTTGATTTTTCACCATATAGTCTAAAAATCCATCTTGAATGAAAGATATAAATATCAGTGACGCTCCTAGCAAATCATTTTTCGTTAATTGCGTTAAATATCTTCCTTCATATGATTTATCATATGAGATATTTTTTCGACAATCGATTACCAAATATCTTGATGATATAAATAATTTCACATCGATTTCATCTCCTCTGTCAACAAAACAATCCCTACAATCTATAATCAAATCAGTTTCTGGAATTATTGATTTTTCTTTCTCATATCTTTCATTAATTATTTTGATTTCGATATTATTTTCATTTTGTTGTTGTATTATATCATATAATGATGTAGTCTTATATCTCCCCACGTCATATTTTTTATAAATAGAATTAATTAAATTTTTTTCTTCAACAATATCAAAATCGATTAATGTTAATTTTCTTAAACAATTTAACCCCAATATTGTTTGAGTTACAAAACCTCCTAAACTCCCCAACCCAATAATAGTCATCCTACTTTTACTCATATAAAAAATTATATACTTCCTCCTATTAATCTTTTTTAACATTAAAATTTTTTTTGTTATGAAATCTCTTTTATTATTTGTTATAGTATTATTTATTTTGAACTCAATACAAAAAAGATAAAAAAATAAATTGGGATGAAATAATCAATAATAAAAATTATTCATCCCTAAAAAATTA